ATGAGTTTCAACGAAGACAATAAAATTTTAACAGAAGAGGAGCACCTCTCTAACTACGTCAAAGAGTTCGCAGCAATTGAAGACGCGATGGAACCTTATAAGGAACAACGTCGAGATCTAAGAGAATCATATGATGAAAACGGTTGGCTCTCAAAGGAAGAGATGCGCCTTGCAGTGAAGGCTTACAGGCTGGTTAAGTCAGACACAGATATGGAACAGCTGACAGAGTATTTCAACAGGCTGAAAAGAACAGTGAGGAGTATCAATGTCTAGAATTCCACCTGTGCTCAAGCCGGTCAATAGGCACTTAACAATTGTCCCACATGTTCAGAAAAATGAAACATCAACAGGAGTACTTCTTCCAGATGGTTTTGAACCAGAGGAAGATAAATATATTACAGCAACGGTCATAGACATCGCTAGCGACTGCTCCCCCGCGTTGAGAGAGCTGCGAGGCTCTAACAGTCGAAACAAGGTTATTGTCATTGACCGGAGCATGATGGAAGAAATAAAAGTAAGAGACAAATCATACTTTACCATTTTAGAGAACTATGTTATCGGGATGCTAAGAGGGCTTAATGAAAATTGATCTTTTCGGCGATGACATCGGATCTGTTGAGTACATCACTCATATGGGTAACGATCTGAGTGTTGTGAACGCCGCCCGCGTTTCATTCGGCGCAGAAAAAGAAGAGCTGGATGAGAAAGATATTAAGCTTATTAAATATCTCATGAAACACAACCACACTAGCCCTTTTGAGCATTGCACAATCACTTTTCGATTTGTAGTACCATTGTTCGTTAGGAGTCAACATCACCGCCCTAGGACATGGGCATTTTCGCTCATCAGCCGCAGATATACCTCAACTGATATGCAGTTTTATAATCCGGCCGCATTTCGAAGTCAACATGAATCAAACAGGCAAGCTAGTAATGAAGATGTGATTGACCCAACGTTAAACTCTTCTTACATGGGAATCGGCTTTGAGAAAGCATCTAATGCTGTAAAGATGCACAGCTCTAGAAGTTTGAGCTTATACAACGCCCTATTAGACGCAGGGATTTGTAGGGAGCAAGCTAGAGGTGTGCTTCCTCAAAACCTCTATACCCAATACTATGGCACAACAAATCTTCATAATTTGTTAAAGTTTATTAGCTTGAGAATGCACGAAGGTGCTCAATGGGAAATACAACAAGTAGCCAAAGCATGCTTAAATATCGCCCTTATCCATTACCCTGTTGTGACAGAGACTTACATTCAAAAATATATATCGGAGAAATGACGTGAAAAAGTTATTATTATTTTCAGTTTTAACATTGGCCTGTTCCGCGGAAACAATATCATTTACGGAACCCCCACGAGATGGCGCTATTTCGGTACCACAAGATTCACAGGCACCCGACTATCATGTTATTGATTCTTCCGTTCGGCCGCCAATTATTGATGCATCACCCCCGGTGCTTCCATGCCAAAATTTGGATGTTTCGGATCATGAAAAGTACTGCTTGTGTCTCCCTCAATGTTGTGAAACACAAGAGTGGTATTGTCCTCCTACCCCAGACCAGACGATTCAATCTATGCAGGTTGTCCTAGAGGTGTGCGATGAAGAGGAGGTATCTTGTGTTTTCGGTGAGGATGAAGACTGCCCACCACCACAAATAATCCATAGGAGTCCGTGCCAGGTTACTCATGAATGTCCCCCCGGTTCGACGAGAGATTTTTTACGCTGGTTTGAGTGCCAACTGGAAGACGGCACATTCGGCCGTCAACGCGTCTTATGTGATAAGGGGGTGGTTGTCCATGGTCCTTGTACTTCTTGTGACCCAGAAGTCTGTGATGGCATCGACAACGATTGTGATGACCGTATCGATGAAGACCCAATCCTCTGTGAGGACGAATGTGGCCCCGGAGTCGGCCTTTGCCAGAATGGGGTGTTGGTGGAATGTGTTAACAGGGATCCAGAAGAAGAAATTTGTAATTTTATCGATGATGACTGCGACGGAGAGATAGATGAAGATCAACGGAATGACTGCGATGGTTGTGGGGAACTCCCTTTGGAAGTTTGCGACAGCGTCGATAACGATTGTGACGGAAGGACTGATGAGTCTCTTTTACGAGAGTGCGAGACACAATGTAACCGCGGCCTTGAAACGTGTATCAACGGTCGATGGGGTTCCTGTACCGCACGTCAGCCAGTTCAAGAAATATGCGACGGCTTAGACAATGACTGTGATGGCATCCCAGATGAAGGCATTAACTGTCTATGCACAATAGACCAAGTTGGGGTACTCATCCCCTGCGCTGAGCCGCCTTTATTCTGTGGGATGGGCTTTAAAACTTGTCAATGCCGCGACGTGGACTGTCAAATAATCGAGCTAACTCCCTGTCTGGCACTCTGTGTTTATCTCCCTGAGCGTGAGGGGGAAGAATGTCATCCTGGCATTGGTCGTCCCGTGGAGCCTGAAATATGTAATAATTTTGACGAAGACTGCGACAACCTGGTTGATGAACAGCTCACTCAAGCATGCTATACGGGTCCCCCTGGCACTATAAATGTGGGGATTTGCCTACCTGGAGAGCAGTCTTGCGTCGAGGGACAGTGGGGTGGCCCCAACGGAGACGGCCGTTGGACTGAAAATATTTGCAGCGGCGAAATTATACCAGCCGAAGAAGTCTGCGATGGTGCTGATAACGATTGCGACGGCGAGAACGATTACGGAGAGGACTTGCACCCAACCGATATCCTGTTAATTATTGACACTAGCGGTTCAATGAGTGGTGAAATTAGAGCAGTTACTGCAGCTCTATCCCGTTTCGGCCAGCATTTCGCCGCAGAAGATGCAATCCATTGGGGCCTCATCATCGGCCCAACACGAGCACCCAATCCGGACTTTCCAGGCTCAGACCATGAGGTTCTAACACGCGTGTCGGATATCGCACCATTTCAGCAGTTCTTTGACGCATTTGTAAATTTGGACCCTTTGACTTTTGATGGGGGTTTCGAGATGCTCATGGACGCAGTAATGTTATCTTTGAGAAACCTTAGCCCACTGCATGTTGACCTCGCCGCACGCAATTGGATCAGGGGAGTAGTATCGGTCCCTGAAAAGGATAATTTTATTATTAACTGGCGTCGGAATACGGACCGAATCATTATCGTCTTTACTGACGAGAATGAGCAGTCTTATTTCAACCCGCCGTTTCATCGTAACGACCTTACTAACGCGCTCGCTGCGGCACCAAACACAAAATTATACACTTTCGCTTTGGCCTTCTATTTCTGGGATGAGTTCGCGATTGCCACTGGCGGTAGAAATTTTGACCTTACTTCTCGTGCTGACCAAATGTACGATAATTTAATGTCGATTATAGATGAAATATGTCTGCCACAACCGGGAGAACAAGCTGGTTTTAGGAGGATTCCGCAGAGTGTAGTGAAATACCAGTTTGCTTCTGAATTGATGTGTTTTTAGAGAAGGTTGTTATTGGGCACACCCCAGAATCTGTGGCATATGCTTATCTTAACGGGTGTTACCACATACAGAGTACAAGTTTCCAGCCTCTCTTCTTCGAAGAATATAAAGATTTCTCTTTTTTTGGCACAAAAAACAAAAGCCAGATCTGGCAGAAGTTTAAACTGTGGCTTGGTTTGCTAGCTAAGAATATAGATTATCCAGATTTGGAGCGAATTCGCCTGCAGGACAATAAGGTGAGATTGTTTGGCGATAGCCTATTGGCGGAGTTTGAATTCGAAAAATGTTATATATTTGAAAGCTTAAATGTGACACACGAAAATAAGATACAAGAAACCAAACCTCAAGTTTATAAGGTCATCGACGATTTTACCATTTCGCGAATAGGGAAAGACGTCACACATATAGATCCAGTGTATACGAAGGACAGTCTCTTGAGGGAATCGTACTTCTACAACTCTTTAAGGGTTGACGGAGCAAAATTTGTGACGGATGCGGTGACAGCCTCTTATCTTACAAAGAAGCAGCTTTATGATTTTGAATATTCAGACACAATGGCTAACTTCAAACTCAAGAGCCAGCTGAATTCCAGGGGCTATATCGGCCGCAAAGAGAAGGGCAAGTATAAGAATGGGACAGACATCTATAAAAAGTTTATAATAAAACATATTAAGCGATATGTGTTGGAACAAGATTCATGCAAATATTTGGATACACAAAACATAAAGTTTTTAACCGCAAGCATGCAGGATCTCTTTAATGCAGCCGGCTCCTAAAAGTCGAATCCTGGCTGGCATAATACCCATCACAGGTCGAGAAAATACTCTTGGCCTTCCATGGGATGACTGCTTGCAGCCGCTCTCTTATGAAGTTACAGCATTAGAGCGTTCAGTATACGAGTGTGCTGTTATGAATTGTGATTCCATCTGGATTATATGCAATGATGATACAGCCCCACTGATAAAGAAAAGAATAGGAGATTATGTCTTAAACCCAAACATATATGATGATTGGAGATTTAAGAAATATCCGAAAGCACAAAAGAAATATATTCCAGTTTTTTATACGCCGGTATTGCAGAAGGATCGAAACAGGAAGGATACCTTGGGCTGGTCGATTATCCATGGTGCACTGACTGCTTTTATTGTATCAAAGAAGATATCCAAATGGGTCGCTCCAACAAATTACTATGTTTCTTTTCCATACGGCATATATGATGTCAGGGCTCTTAAGAGCGCCAGAGCAGATATAAGATCAGGGAAAAGCTATTACGGCTCGTATCAAGGGAAGACAGTGAGAGATAATCTGTATTTGCCATTTAGCTTTACCCCAGAAGACTGGTTAGAGCTTCGCAGAGGAGTCAATGAAAAGAATACAGGAGGGAGTAGAGATCTCTCTATAGAAGAACGCTGGTCTGCAAAGAATTTTACACTTGACAAAATCTTTAATAATGATAGAATAGATATAGATAAGAAAATAGAGATAGAAGAATATTACACACTTGATTCCTGGGCAGAGTTAAGAGAATATTATAAATCAGATTTAATAATTAAGAAAATGCCAAAGTCTATGGCAAAACCATTCACCTTATAGGAATACAATACAATGAAAGAAAATAAAAGTTTATCAATCGAAGAACGCTATAACGATTTGTCAGATTTGACAAAGGAAGATATCGGCTTCCCTTCCACATATTTATGCTTGACAAATGCTCAAGAGTCGTTTATACTGGATATATTAAGTGGTCATGAGAAAGCCATCAAAGAAGAATTATCCTCACTTTTAGGGGAAATGAAAGAATTAGTAGATGACATCTAGAACAAAATCAAACATCCCATTCGTGGGACTTCACGCGCACTCTGTCGCAGGCTCGCCATTCGACGCGCTAGGGTACCCAGCAGAGCATATGGACTTTGCCTACAAAAATGGTATGAATGCTCTGGCTTTGACTGACCATGGTAATGCCAACGGCCTTGCTGGCCAAGTGCTTCACGCCAAGAAAATGTTAAAGGATGGCAAAGACTTCAAGCCAATCTTCGGTGTCGAAGCTTACTTCATTCCTTCCGTCGCGAAATGGAAGGAAGAATATGAAAATATCAAAGCTGCAGCCAAAAATAAATCAGAATATGAAGCTGGCAAATCTGGTACCACAATCGAGAACGAGGCCTCAAAAAAGAAGATGAAGTCTGTGCTGAACCGAAGACGACATATGATTCTTCTTGCGCAGAACCAAGAAGGCCTCCAAAACATATTTAAAATGATCTCTTCTTCTTATGCGGGCAACAACTTTTACCGGTTTCCCCGTGTGGACTATGCGCTCCTTAGAAAATATAATAAGGGTGTCATTGCAGCTAGTGCTTGCCTAGGTGGCGTGTATGCTGGAAACTACTGGGAAAATAGGGATGAAGGAGCTGACGCCATTCTCGATGCAATGAGAGAAACAACCCAGAAGATGCAATCCATCTTTGGCGACCGTTGGTACGGAGAACTGCAATGGAACAGCATCCCTGAGCAGCACGAGTTAAACCAATATATAATTCAGATGCATCATGAGTTTGGCATTGAGTTAATTTCAACGGCCGATTCACATTATTATGATCCGGATGCCTGGAAGGACCGCGAGCTGTATAAGCGGCTCGGTTGGCTTGGAAGGGGCAAACCAGATTATTTATCTGACGAACTGCCAAATTCTGTTGAAGAAATCGGATATGAGTTATACCCAAAGAATGGTGACCAAATGTGGGAATCCTACCAGAGGTATGCCAAAGGGGCCAAGGCTGAATACAATGATAAAATAGTGCGTGACTCGATTGAGAGAACGTATAACATCGCTCATGAACGCATCGAAACCTTTCTACCAGACAACAAGGTAAGGCTTCCCAGCTTCGTCGTGCCAGAAGGCTCTACAGCAGGCCAAACCTTGGCTGCGCTCTGCGTAGAGGGCGCACGAACCCTAGGGCTAGGGGAGAACAAAGAATACACGGAGAGGCTTGAATACGAGGTCGCAATCATTGAATCCCGCGGCTTCTCAAAATACTTTCTGACGATGAAAGCAATTGCGGATATTGCTGTAGGGCGACAACTTGTCGGTCCAGGTAGAGGCAGCGCTGCTGGCTCCTTGGTTTCTTATATCTTAGGAATCACACAAGTCGACCCGATTAAATATGGCCTACAGTTTGAACGCTTCCTGACAAAGGGAGGCACAGGCTATCCGGACATTGATTATGATGTCTCTGAGCCTATGCTTCTCAAAGAGTATTTAATTGAAGAGTGGGGTGATGATACTGTTGTCCCAATCACAAACTGGAATACGCTGCAACTTAGATCTCTGATAAAAGACATATCAAAGTTTTATGGAATTGAATTTACAGAGGTGAATAATGTAACCAGCAAGATGGTTTATGAGGCCACCCCGTTAGCGAAGAAAGCACATGGCATTACAGCAGGAGTATATGCCCCGACCTTTGAAGAGCTGATGCTATATTCAGAGACACTTCAGGCCTTCCTGAAGAAATACCCACACATCAAAACCCATGTAGAGAAGTTATACGGGCAGACTAGATCAGCCAGCCGACATGCTGGTGGAGTTGTGGTGGGAGAACGATTAAACGAATGGATGCCACTTATTAATAGTGGAGGCGTCCGCCAAACACCTTGGAGTGAGGGACAAAATGTTAGACATCTGGAACCAATGGGCTTTATTAAGTTTGATATACTGGGACTGGCTTCTTTGCGAATGGTTGAGGGTGCTATAGAGCGCATACTTCAAAGGCATCATGATGTCGAAAATCCAACGTTTGAGCAAGTGAGAGCTTTTTATGATGAACACTTGCACCCAGACAAGATTGATTTAAGTGATAGTGAAGTCTGGAAGAATGTTTTCCACAAAGGAAAGTGGGCTGGTATTTTCCAGTTTACTGAAACAGGCGCACAATCATTCTGTAAGAACGCCAAGCCAGATAATATTACTGACTTGGCAGCTATCACTAGCATATACCGACCAGGACCTCTATCGGCCGGCGCGGATAAGATGTTCATCGGCGCCAAACGTTCACCCGAAGATGTAGAATATTTGAATGATACAGTGAAAAGAGAGACAGAGGAAACTTATGGTTTCTTAATCTTCCAAGAGCAGATAGCAATGCTTGCGCATAAGTTGGGTAAAGATCTATCCCTAGATGAAGGAAATAAACTTCGTAAACTTTTAACGAAAAAGGGCACTGGCTCGGTTCAAGAGCAGAAGGATAAAATCTTTGATAAGTTTCACAAGGGTTGTCTTGAAAAAGGTATCGCATCTCATGACGCAAGAGAGCTATGGAACAAATTTGAGTATTTCTCAGGCTATGGTTTTAATAAGTCCCATGCAGTTTCATACTGTATACTCTCTTTCCAATGTGCCTGGCTTTTAAATTATTACCCGACTGAGTGGCTTGCAGCCTTTTTAGATAAGGAGCCCGAGACAAGAAAAGAAAGGGCAATCTCAACTGCAAAGTCTTTTGGCTATAATGTTGAAGCACTAAATGTTAACACTTCTGGTGTGACTTGGGAGATAAAAGATGACGGTAGGACACTTGTCCAGCCACTGACTTCAATTAAAGGTTTAGGTAGTGTGGCCATTCAGCAGATTATTAAACATAGACCATTCAATACTATCGAAGAGTTCTTGTTTCATGATGAAGTAAAATACTCTAAACTGAATAAGAAAGCACTTGATGCTCTATGCCGGGCCCAAGCCCTCAATGATTTGGTCGACGACCGTTTCACCGGTCTGAAGCATTTTTGGCAGGCGGCCGTTACTGATCGGCCAAGAAAGTTAAAGAATCTGGAAGAAAATATTGTAACGTATGCTGCAGAAGGAGACTTCACGGAAGAGGAGAAATTGGAATATTTAGTTAACCTCACTGGAGTGTTCCCGATAAACTCAGTTATTACTGATGCAGTGAGGAACAAACTTGACGAGCTTTATATCCCTCCGATTTCTGAGTATGATGCAGAGTTAGGTGTGACTTGGTTTATTCCAAGAGAATGCAAACTAAAGAAATCAAAAAATGGTAAGAATTTCTATGTCGTCAAAGTTATTGACGACAACAACGAAACCAATACAATCAGATGTTGGGCAGTAGATCCGAAGAGGGATGTTGTCCACATCAATCGTCCATATATGGCAAGACTTAACTATGACCCAAACTGGGGGTTCTCAACCTTCAGCGTAAGAAGAATGTTTAAACTATTAGCATAAGGAATAAAATATGACAGATTTACCAAAGTTAGTGAGAGACAACATCCCCGGTATTATAATGGCCACAGGCCGTCGTTGTCGGTCTCATATTGCAGCTGCTCCGGAATTTGAGCAAAGGCTAAAAGAGAAGATGTATGAAGAGACCGAAGAGCTATATGAATCTCCATCGCTTTCAGAAGCCGCAGATGTTTATGAAGTGTTTTTGGCGATGTTAAAACAATTTAAACTGAAACTTTCAGATGTTATAACGATATCTGAGCAAAAGAATTCAATAAATGGGGGCTTTTTTCAAGGGGTCATCCTTGACGAGGTTATAGAGAAAAGTGATTAAACTATTAACACAAGGACTAGAATAATGTTAGAAGAAAAAGTAAAAGTATATAAAATAAGAAAGAATGCCAAGCTGCCAGACAGGGCACATGCGACGGATGCAGGAATGGATTTGTTCTTCGCTCCGGAGAATGGGGAAAATGTGGTGGTTCAGCCCGGACAGTCCCTCATCCTAGGCACTGGCCTTAAGATTGCTGTGCCAATTGGGCACATGCTGCAGATTATGAACAAGTCCGGAGTCGCAACAAAGAGACAGCTCGTCACAGGAGCATGTGTGGTTGATAGGGGTTACAACGGAGAGATCTTCATAAACCTTCAGAATATTGGCCGACACCCGCAAACAATCCTACCAGGCACCAAATTAGCACAGGGAGTGTTTATTCCCGTCTCTATGCCGATTATGGTTGAAACTGCGGAGGATAAAGTGTATAGTAGTGTTACAGAGAGAGGCTCAGGTGCGCTTGGATCAACAGGAGAATAATAATGGGATTAGCTAGAAAAATCAAAAGAAAACAGCAAGGTATTTTTATGAAAGAATTCAAGAAGAAAATGAAACATTTCAAGAAAATGGTAAAGTGCTCCAACTGTGGAAAAGTGCCTACTGAAGATGAAAACATTGACGATTGGAAAATCAACAAGAGTAGTGAAAACCTTGATTTGCTGTGTTTGGATTGTTTCCATCCCGCTGACGAGAAAATAGAGATACAAAATGAAGATTAAACCATCTCACTCTTTCGATGATGTTCTTCTTGTTCCATCAAAAAGTTCAATCGAATCCAGACAAGAGATTGATCTTACAACTTCTTTAGGAGATTCTAGTTTCCGGCTGCCGATTATTTCCAGTCCCATGGATACCGTTACTGAGCTTGAGATGATGCTAACTCTTTTGCGCCATGGCGGCCTAGGTGTAATTCATCGCTACAACAGCATTTCTCAGCAGGCCAATATGTGTGCTATAGCCCGGGACAGACTGGAAGAGTCGAGCGACAACGCAACTAATATTGCTGCGGCCCTGGGAGTTTCATCGGATATACAGGACCGGTCCACATCTTTGTATGACGCTGGAGCGCGCATATTTTGTATCGACATCGCCCATGGACATCATATATATATGGAACGGGCCCTCAAAACTCTACGTGATATCTTTGGTAAAAGCATAACCATAATAGCTGGCAACATAGCTACTCCAGACGCATATCGCGATTTATCAGATTGGGGAGCTGATGCAGTACGCATCGGCATCGGAGGCGGCTCCATCTGTTCCACTAGGATTCAGACTGGCCATGGCATGCCTACTTTCCAATCAGTCTTAGACTGCAGCTTTATGCCCGGCGCCTCAATAATCGCAGACGGTGGTATAAAAAACTCTGGAGACATTGTTAAAGCACTTGCTGCCGGCGCAGATATGGTTATGCTAGGTTCTCTTTTGGCAGGGACAGATGAAAGCCCTGGAGAGGTCTTCTCCACCGCCACCGGAAGTAAATATAAGGTTTATCGTGGCATGGCATCAGTCGAAGCTCAGGTTGATTGGCGCGGCCATGCAAGGTCACTGGAGGGTGTTTCCACGACGATCCCATATAAGGGTAGCGTGAAAAATATCCTAAATAATTTAGAGCAGAACATTAAGTCTGGTTTATCTTATACCGGTGCTAGAACGATTGCGGAGTTTCAAGCAAAGGCGCGCTTTATACAACAGACACATGCAGGTCAGCTAGAGAGTAGCACTCATATCCTAAGAAAATGACCACAAAGAAAGTATTTTTTGAGGAAGATGATAATCAGCATGCCAGAATGCTGATCCGACTCCGATATGATAGGTTGACACAGGGCAAATTTTTCCGAGGCCTTGTGGAGATGTATGTGAAAAATGATTTAGATATGATAAAAGTGATTGAAAAAATTAAAATAGAAAAAAGCACAATGGGTCGCCTCAAGCGCGAAAAATCTGTGAAAGAAATAGAAAAAGGAGAGAATATGATGCAAGACCTAGGTCTATCAAAAAACGAAAAGAATTTTATATATGATTTAATAGAGGAAGATTTTGAAGAATAAAGAAAACAAAGAGTGCTCAGAAGAAAATTGCAGATGCTGGATTGACTACCCAGAAGACGATAATTGCATATACGAGGCAATACGAAAACACGGAAATATGACTTTGGATGAAACGTCTAAGAGGTTAGGTATATCTTTGGTGAGGGTATCTCAGATTGAGAAGCAAGCTCTGAAGAAGCTTTCGAAGAGAATAAAAAAATGAGTTTGTTGCGTATGGAGACTATTTATTTATGTATTTTACACCATTTTTGTATACAAAAGGAGATTTTTTAAATGAGTGAGAAGAAACTACTTAACGAAAACACCATTCGTCGTTTTATGAAGCTAGCAAATGTGGGTCCATTGACCAACAATTTCATTGCTGAGAATTATGAGGAAGAGGTTGTCGAAGAGGCAGCTGAGGAAGAAATGCCTGAGGACGAAGAGATGCCTGAGGACGAAGAGATACCTGAGGACGAAGAGATACCTGAGGACGAAGAGCTTGAGATGGAGCTTGGAGATGAAGATGGGGAGGTCATGGGCGAAGCCGATATCAGCCTTACAGAAGAAGAGGCCCAACTCCTTATCGATCTAGGCGATCGCCTTCGCGATGCCATGGGCCCAGAAGAGCCTGAGATGGAAGAGCCAGAGACGGAAGAGCCAGAGACGGAAGAGCCAATAGGAGCGGAAGAGCCAGAGCCAGAAGCTCCTGAGGACGACCTCATACAGGAAGTTCTTCGTAGAGTGACCAAACGTTTGATCCGCGAAAGAACACGCCGCTAATAATACAAAACCTTTACACTCATTTAGGTTTCCAAATATCCCTCAAATTTTTTAAAATCTTTGGGGGATTTTTATATACATACCAAAACTTTTCTGATATAATAGTTATAACATACACGAGCCACAAAAGAGGAGAGTGCTTGTTATGGCCAAAAACGTAGAAGGAGTTTATTGGGAAACGGATCAAAACGAATACAACGTTCAGATACATCACAAGTATGATGAGACGGCCACCATCAGCAGAATTTTTCATGATTGGGAACTCACTGCAACAGGGGCTTACACAAAAGAAGACCAAAAGATTTCAATTTTTAGAAAAAAGTTCACCCATCGCATGGAACTTAAAATAGCAGTGCGAGATATAAAATATAAAAATAACATTACCTTGAAAGAGATTAAATGACTACTGAAACAAAAAAGAATAAGAAAACCAAGAAAACCAAGAAGAATAAAAAGAAGGACGTCACAGCTGTAAGCCCTCCAATGCAGATGATGGAAACTCCAGATGGAAAGCAGATTGTTATAGTTAACAACCTGCAGCCACCAGTCGACCCTGTCCCTGAACTAAGGACAATAAACCTATATGGTGACATTACAGAGCAGAGAGGCTCAGAAGTTGTCGCAGCGCTTTTGTATCTTGAAAATTCAGCCCTGACTCAGATGCTTAAAGACCCTTCTGACCCCATGTCAAAGATCGTCACCGTCGCCAAATCAATAAATATGTATGTCTCGACTCGTGGAGGAATTGCAAGCGATATGTTTTCAATTCTGGATGTAATGGATATGGTTAAGAAAAAGACTTGTGATATTTATACCTATGGTGTTGGAAAAGTGATGTCAGCGGGCGTCCCCATTCTTGCCGCAGGAACTCCAGGCAAGCGAAAGGTAGGTCGTAACTGCCGAATCATGCTCCACAGCGTCCTTGCTGGTGCCGGCGGCACGATCTCTTCTATGGAAAACGAACTAGAAGAGATCAAGTGGGTCCAAGATAGCTACATAGAAACCCTTGCTGGCTATACAAAAATGACTAAGGCCAAAATTAAAAAGATGCTCAAAACTCAAAGAGATGTTTATATCTCAGCCGAAGAGGCAATAAAATTGGGAATTGCAGACGAAATAATCTAATTATATAGAGGTATTATATTATGACTTGGCACAAAGAATTTCTATCAGAGAATCAAAACAAAACCCAAACGTTATCAACACTTGGGGGCCTTTTTAGCCTTATTGAAGAGGTCTATGAAGTAGAGAAGGGCAAACTTTTTTCACTTAAAAAATCGGAGAACGAATTACTAAGAGAGCAGTTTGTTAATGAGAGAAAAGAAGTCTCCATGACTCTGCAAGCAATCCCCGAAATTGCAGTTTCAGAGCTTGGCTGGACAAACCTGACAGGCGAAGGAGATACTGCAGTCTCAGGCCCAGAGAGGGCAAAGCTCGAACAATTCCTTTCTAAGATTCAAGGTGACAGTTTTCAGACAAAAGTTGCGTCTCTTGCGAATTTTTATGACAACCCGGACGCAGCACTCCAAGAGATGTTTCCAGAGGGTAATAATTCAATGCCAAAACAAATTGCCGCGGCACTTGGGTACCTAACCTTCTTCAAAACACTTACAAAGGTCATCTCCAATTTCAATGCAGCATCGGCTGGGTTTAACTTCGAGGCTTTCCTGGCGGTTCTTGTATCTGGTTATCAAGTAAAAGCAAATACGGGCACTATCGCTGACTTTGTTTCACGAGCAGATGGGACGAACACTCCCATCTCTCTAAAGCTTTATCAAGAAGGTAAGCTTCACGTCGGCGGCTCCTTTACTGATTTGGCGAACGACCTTAGAGAGCAGAAAGACGCCTTTGATTATCCGTTTATGCGTTATCTTGCTGTCACAAAAGAGTTCGAAGGCGGACAAAAAGAAGGACTAGACATCAATGGAATCTTGCGTTGGTACCAATTCGACTTCACACTTGAAAATGTTTTCGACCTTCTAGCGCGCTCCTCAACAAAATCTCAGAAGTGTATTCAGTTACCAAGAGTTTTCATCTCGGGTGAAACTCAGGACTATGCTTCAACACTACCAGGCTCGGCTATTCCATCACCAGAGCAACTTGAGAATGTATTTTTAAATGCATTCAGAAAAGAGATGGCAGCCCACAACGATCTTTCAGTCTCCAATGGTGACGAACAACGCCAGGTAGATGAAGATTTGTTCAGTATGATTACGGCAGCAATCAATTGGTCCACGGAAGATACTTACTTTACTCTTTATAGCCCAGATAAAGAATATCTGGCCAAGCTTGAAAAGAAGGGCCTTGAACCACCAGAAGACTTCGAAGTCCGCCCTGCCTTTGTTTCGAGAGGTGACTCACCGATGGCAGGTAAAGGACCAAAATGGCAAGCTTTACAGGATGTTATCAAGGGAGCTTTAGGTCAGGCTCAGAACGCTGGCCACCCTGCTGTTGAAGGCCTTGACGACCGAGGCTTCAAGGTTATGGCTAAGAACATAGCAACCCGAGCTAAGTTAGCCAATAACGGCGGAAAGGGCACAGCCTCTGCAGAAGATAGCGTCCTCTCAGTTTATTCTAAATCAAAGCTAAAAGACAGGCGCCTCGGCATCCTGCGAAAAGCTAACGGGCCATCAGATGAGTTCGCCTCTATCGAAGAATCTCTAAAATGGTACAACGACGAAGCTCGAACTGACGACGAAAAGAAAGCGGCGCTTACTCAGTGTTACGGATACCTAACAACGGAGCAGTTCAATCTAAATCAATCAATAGTCGCAAAGGTACACACTTTGACTGACAAAAGAACTCTTCCAGAGGGACAGTCGGAGCCTAAATTTGCAGAGCTTTCAGTCGGAATGCAAAACACACAAAACATGCTGAACAAGATGACCAGCCTCATTAACGATGCTATCTTTGGTATCTTCTTGAGCGTAAAGAATGTTCAGGATAATACCTACGCTTATATGGCGGGAGGCATGCAAGAAGAAGAGAAGGCTGATGCAGCAATCGACGCTTCTAACGATATCATTCAGAGAACGAAAGACCTTAAGCAGTCCGGAACTGAATAAAAACCAAATAAACCCCTTGACATTTCCCTCAAAATACACTATAATAGTAGCATAACAATAAAGTGAGGTTCCATGACTACCAAATTAGAGAACGGCTCGGTCTTACGCAACAAGATCCTTGAAGGCGTTAATGCCCTAGCTGACTACGTTGCCACAACCCTAGGCCCAAAAGGCCAAAACGTTCTAATCCAACAGAAAGGCAAAAGACCTTTTATTACAAAAGACGGTGTGACCGTTGCACAAAGTATGTCTTTTGAAGACCCGTTTGTCAATGCTGGAGCAGAAGTTGTAAAACAGGTTTCTGCTATGACCAACGCCGAAGCTGGCGATGGTACAACTACAAGCACCATTCTGGCGCGAGAAATCCTGCGTCAAGCCCACAAACACATTGAGTCGGGTGTAAGCCCGATTGAGATTAAAAGGGGCTTAGAGAGGTGTTCTACCGCCATATGCGAGGGCATAGCTGATTTAGCAAAACCAATATCATCCGTCGAAGACATCCGGCATATTGCAACCATTTCTGCAAATAACGATCCAATTATTGGTGACTTAATCGCAAATGCAGTCGACAAGATAGGAAAGAACGGTTCAATCTCTGTGGAAGATGCAAAATCGCATGAGACGACACTAGAACTTGTGGAGGGTTTCAAATTCCGTTCAGGTTATGCTGCCAGAGCATTTATCACTGATGAACGCCGCGGCCTGTGCAAGTATGATGATCCAATGTTTTTGATTACTGATAGTAAGATTGAGCAAGTTGGCGATATTCTTCCTTCTCTAGAGATTGCCGCACGAGAAGGTCGACCATTTGTAATCATTGCAGATGAAATTGAGGGGCAAGCCTTGGCCGCCCTCATCATGAATACAATCCGCGGCTCTATGAAGGTTGTAGCAATCAAGGGCCCATCCTATGGGGAAGACCGCCGCGGAATCATGAGCGACTTGGCAACTGCTACAGGAGCAAAATTCTTCCAGCAATCCCTCGGCCATAAGGTGACAGAAGTATCTTTATTAGATTTTGGCCAAGCAAAAGCAGTTGAAATCAGCAAGGCCACCACGACAATCGTCGACGGCGAAGGAGCATGCGACCTCGTGGAGACACGAATTGACGAGATCAAGAATGAGATTAATGACACTGATGACCTACATGCCGCCCAACGTTTGCAAGATAGGATAACTAGACTTTCGTCTGGAGTAGCCATCATTAGGGTCGGAGCAAGTTCAGAAGTCGAGTTAATAGAGAAGAAGCACCGCATAGAAGACGCCCTAGAGGCTGTAAACTCTGCTCAGGAGGAAGGAATCGTATTGGGAGGTGGAATGACCCTCGCCAAGATTTCAGACGCCTTAGACATCCAATTTGAGAATGACGAACAATCTGTTGCTTTATCAATTATAAAGAAATCCTTACAAGCACCTTTCGATATTATGGCTGCCAATGCGGGGCACAATCCAGAAGTGCTTCGACTCACACTCGGAGAGTGTGGCGAAATGGAAGGATACAACTTTTTGACCTCAAAAAAAGAAAATCTTTTTGTATCTGGCATCATCGACCCAGCGAAGGTCACGCGCTGCGCACTTAAGAATGCTGTCTCTGTGGCTGGCACTCTTTTGCTGACAAATCATGGTGTTGTTTATGTTTAGAACACTATATATTATGAGGAGGACCCTTTGTGATGATAGAAGGCAGCGAACATCTTATGGAGTTTCAAAGTAAGTTAGATAAGGTTTGCTCAGGTATAGATATGGTCCAGAACAAGCAGGACGAAATGTCAGAAGACATCTCCAAAATTAAAGATGCAGTATACGATCCGGACCAGGGTTTGTATGCAAGGTTGAGGGAACTGGAGTCTTGGAAACACACTTCTTCTCGAATGATTTGGACCCTTTTTACAACCGTCATCGGCCTTATCGGAGCGTTTGTAGTTAAGAGTATCGGAAGTTAAAAGTCAGGAGTAGGAAATGTTAATAAAAGTAAAACAACTCATTGTAGAAAATAATGGTTATAAGAGAGATATAACATTTAAGAACATTTATATAAACAGTACTAGTATCATTTCCATTGCTGACTACGACGGTGTCAGAGAATTTTTGTTGCAAGAGGACCCTCGTCTTGGACATACCGCATACTCCTTGATTAAAGTAAGTCAAGGAAATCGAGCAGAAGACATTATAGCGTTTGGAACGGCTGACTCAATTTATTCTGAGTTAAATAAGCCCGTTGGTTCCAAACTACTAAATGATTGAAGATCGTTATATCATCATCGGCCGCTCCTCCTGCCCCTTCTGCACTCATGCTATAGATTATTGCCGCGCGCGCCTATTCCAATACATTTTTCTGGACTATGAAGAAGACAGAGAATCTTTAGAAGATTATAAAGAATTCCATGCCCAAGAAACGGTACCGATTATTCTTGCAAATAACATAGAAACAGGGTATACTAAGAAGATAGGCGGCTACAGAGAATTTGTAGATCTCGTGACAGAAAAGTTTAGGAAGTAAAGTGGAAAACCCAGAAGATGATAAGACAGTAAAACTAAGTGTAAAAGGTATAGGATTAATTAGAAAACCCGCAGAATCTTACATATATAAAATCGACGCACTATTAAGAGATCATTATAACACCAACAATCTTTTGTGCGCTGAAGACCTTGTAACTCTCATGGAGCTTAGGATTTCATCTCAGGTTTTAGTTTCCTATCTCAGTGAATTGTGCTTCCAAGCTGAAGAGGCGGAAGTATCTTATCTTCACTT